TGCAATATACCGGACTAAAGGATAAGAATGATAAAGATTTACTAAAAGAGTATTGTGAAAAAAATAATATTTCGGAAGAAGTTTATAATAGATGTTTAGAATATTTGAAATAGAAAGGAGTATATAATGAAAAAAGATACATTATTTAATCTTGCACCAAATGATAAATTTATATTAAATAAAACATCTTACACATTTAAAAGGGTATTTTATACTGGATTACCTAGAGTAGGTGGGACATTAATTGCGGTTGTTATTCGTAGTGATGGAGTGGAGCAGTGGTTTACACGCAGTTTTGATGTTATGAAGTTAGAGAAAGGGGATTAAGATGAGAGAACTTAAATTTAGAGCAGTTTATAAGGGTGATATAGAACTTGGAAAAGCTCTTATGTTTATAACTAAGGTTATTGATTTTGAATTATATTTTGTAATGGCGGGTGATGAAGATATTAGATACCCATTTTCTCAAGTTATTATGGATGATGATTGGATAAAAATGCAATATACCGGACTAAAGGATAAGAATGATAAAGAGATTTATGAGGGAGACTTAATAAAATCCGAAAGTTTTATTAAAATAAGAATATTAGATGGTGAAAAATTAAAAGAACACAGTTACGAAATCTCAAAAGTAGTATTTGATATGGGAGCATTTAAGAAAATCATAGTAAAACAAAAAAATAGCTGGTATGCAGAATTACCTTCTCCTCCTATGTATATATTTTCACCAGAAGAATATCACAGAATTATTGGTAACATACATGAAAACCCAGAGTTGAAAGGAAGTGATTGAAATGAATAAAGACTTAGTAGCATTTGCAGAAAAGCTGAAGGATGTAAAAATTTATTATGGTGGTGGAGGTATTCAGCACAAAGCTAATCCAGATGGGTGGAGACAAAGCCTAGATAGTTTCCTACAGCTTAATGGAAATAGTTTAAAGAATCCAGTAGATGATAATAAGCACATCTTTAACGATTCTATTATGGGGTACAAGGAGGATAATAAACCATACACAATGGAGGAGTTAATAAATAAGGATGAGCTAAAAAGAAATTTATTATATAGACAAACAGAGATAAACGATAAGCATTTTCTTTTTAACACCTGTGATGCAGCAATCTATTACTTTGATGGGTATCAAGCTGATGGAACACACAGTGAATTTAAATGGTCATATGATGTAATTAAAAATCCAATTATCTTAGTAAGAACAAATAGCGTTTCTAGAAAATCATTACCTCACTGGATTCAATGGAGAAGATATTTTGGAATAACTCAAGATAGGATTATTCTAGAAGTGAGAAGTATAACAGAGCTAAAAGAATTCTTTGTAAAGTATTTAAATTTTAAGGAGGAGTAGGATGAATATTATATTGTACAGAACCTTTGTAATAGTGATGTTAGTTGGATTTGCAGGAGCATCATGTGGAGCTACTGATTGGAAAGGAAGGATAATAGGGGCAGCTTTATTTGCAGTTAATTTGTTAATCTTTTGGAAATGACTTGGAGGTCACATGAATTTACACAAAGATTTAATTATCATTGATATAGAAACATCAGGAGTAGATTATGAGAAAAGCTGTATAGTACAATTAGGAGCAGTAAGATTTACTAAGCATGGTAAATTAGACAGGTCGCAGAAATTTAGTATTTATATAAAACCATATAAAAAAAGCTGGTCTACAAAGGCTGAACAAATACATGGACTATCAAGAGGGTTTCTACATAGAAATGGAAAGGATTTAAAATATGTACTATCGCAGTTCAATGATTTCTGTGATGGAGATGAAGAAATATATTTAGCACACTGGGCTTCAAGCTTTGATTCAGAGTTTTTAAAAAGTGCTTATAATCTTTGTAATTTAAAATATCCATTTTCTTATAGGGTATTTGATATTTCAAGTATTATTAGATTTCATTTAGCACTTGGTAATAATCTACCATTAAAGCATATTGGAGAAACAGGTTGTGCAAATCAGTTAGGAATAACAGTAGACAAGAAAAGAACACATGATGGATTATATGATGCATATTTATCAGGAGAGATGTTAGAAAAGGTTATAGATATAAACAAGGAGATAGTATGAATTTAAAAAGACTGCAATTATTAAATTTTTGGTGTTACAAAAAAACTACTATTAATTTCACTAATAAGGGATTTTATTATATTTGTGGAATTAACAAACAAACTAATAGTAGAAATGAAGTTGGTAAAACAGCTATTGCAGAAGCTATTAAATTTGCGTTATTTAAACAAACAAGGTTAAAAAGTTTAGATGATAATATAAGATTTAATAAAGACTATATGAAAGTTGAACTTGACTTTGAAGTTAATGGAGACAGTTTTAAAATTATAAGAGAAAGAGAAAGGGATCTAAGTACATCATTTATATTGGAAAAGAACAATATTAAATTAAATATTAAAAGTACGGATGGTCAAAAATACCTAGAACAATTATTAGGATTAACTTATGAAGTATTTATGCAAGCATTTAATTATGGAAATTCTAAATATGATGATCTAACTATTTTAACATCAAGTAAGATTGTAGAATTCTTATTAAATATATTTAATTGTTCACAGTTTAATTATTATAAGAAGCGAGTAGACGAAGAACTATCAGAGATTAAAAATGATTATAGTGTAATTTCTGGAAAAATACAAGAACTAGAAAATATAGATTGCACAAACTCAGTATTAAAATTACCGTTACTATACAAACATAAAGAAAAGTTAACGTGTATGGTAACAAGAGAAACTAATGCAGTAGAGAAACTTTCTGAGAACAGTAAAAATATAAGTATTAATAAGATTAGTTTAATTGCTAAAAGGACACAACTTGAGAAGCAGATTAAATTTATTGAAACTAACTCAGCATGTCCTTTGTGTAAGACAGATATGAAGGGTCATGAAACAGTTAATAATTTCAAAACTTCTTTGAAAAATCTTAAAGAGGACTTATTCAGAAGAGATGAGGATTTACAAGAGGTTGCTGGTGAATTATCATTATATAAAAATAAACAATACAAGATACAGAAACTGTTAAATATGAAATCAACAAGGATTACACAGCTAGAGTACTTAAAAAACAAAGTAATAGACAAAGATAAACTTAGTAATTACTTAAATAGTAAGGGAAGTTTGGGTAGTGAGGGTAAAATACTGACTGGAGTGTCAGAAATATTTGCTAAAAATGGAATACAATTATACCTAATCTACAAATTGAAGGATAAATTTGAATATATTGTTAATTCTTTGTTAAGAAAGATATCTGATTTTGAAATAACTATAGAAATAGCAGACACAAAGACTAACTTTTGTCAAATAAAACTACTAAAGTATGGAAATGACTATAATATAGAACAATTATCTAGTGGTGCTATGACTTTATTAAGTCTTGCATTTAGATTAGGGATTTCAATACTTCTCTCTGAGGTAACAAACTTTAAAACATTAATAATAGATGAAGCGTTTAGTTCATTAGGAGAGATAAATAGGGGAAAAGTAATAGAATTATTGGAGGTAATTAAAACTAAATTTGAGAAGGTCTTAGTTATATCACACATAGATGGAATAAAAGATAGCTTTTCTGAAGCAACAATTATAGAAATAGAACAAGATAAAGATATAAGTTATATAAAAAGCATTGACAAAAGGTAAAATATATGGTATAATTAAAGTGAGACAAAATAGTTATACCTATAACAGGAGAGGATTATGATACCAGAAAATATTGTAGGGTTAGATTTAGAAATAGCTGAATTTTTATTAGCTGGTTATTCTTATAGACAAATTAATAAAAAGTGTGGTGCAGGTGATAGACGAATTAAAAGAATTAGAGATGCTTTAAAAAAAGATACTCCAGATTTTGAAGAGATAGTAGCAGAAACAAAGCAGTCAAATCAGATAATGTCAGATCTAGATAGAATTCAAAATAAAGAAATAAGAGAAAAAATATTAAGACCAAACCAAACCTTAATAGTTTTAAACGAGGAATTAATAAAACAACTAAAGAAAATTAAATTACCATTCAATCCTAAAGTACCAACATTTACTACATCTACTACAGCTTTTGGAATATTCCATATAACAGATACACATTTTAATGAATTGATATCAGTTAGAAATAATAAATATGATTTTAATATAGCTTCAAAACGATTAAAATTATTTACAGATAGAGCTAAATTCTACTTTAAAGCTAATGGAATCCAAACAGTTTTAGTAACTTTTACTGGAGACTTAGTAAATTCAGACAGAAGATTGGATGAGTTACTATCTGCTGCAACTAATAGAACTAAAGCTGCATTACTTAGTGCAGTTTTATTGGAACAAGTTTTATTAGATCTATCATTAGATTTTAATTTAACTGTAGTTTCAGTAAGTGGTAATGAAAGTAGATTACCTAAAGATATAGGGTGGACTAACTTAGTTGCTACTGATAATTATGATTTCTTAATCCACAATATGTTAAGATATTTTTTGAGGGGTAGAGATAATATCACATTTATAGATGGAGACCCTAATGAACAAATTATTAGCATTAATGGAAAAAATATTTTAGTAACACATGGTTATTCAATTAAGCAAAATCAAATGCAAAAAGAAATACAAAAAATTATAGGTAAGTATGGTGCAGAAGGCATAATTATAGATTTCGTAGTTTTCGGACATATGCATGCATGCTTTATAGGAGAAATATTTGCAAGAGGTGGAAGTCCAACAGGTTCTAATGAGTATTCAGATAAAGCTTTACAATTAGCATCTAGAGCGAGTCAAAATATACATATTTTTTATGATAATGGAAATAGAGATTCAATTAAAATAGATTTACAGAATGTGGATCATATTAATGGATACGATATACAAAAGGAATTAATAGCGTACAATACGAAGTCAGCAGAAAAAGCAAAACGAAAAACAATTATAACAAAAATAGTTGTTTAATGGAGACTTAATTAATGAAAAAATTAAATATATTCTTGTCTGGTAAAGCTGGATCAGGAAAAACATCTATAGCAAATTTTATGGCAAAGAAACATGGATATAAAGTAGTTAAGTTTGCACAACCAATTTACTCTATAGCAAAAGATTTATTTAAGATGGGAAATAAAGATAGGGAGTTACTACAATTTCTAGGTACTGAGGTTGGAAGATGTATAGATAATAATATATGGATTACAAGATTTTTTCAAAATTTAGAAATTGTAGAAAAGTACTACATATTAAAAGGAATAGACTTACCTGGATTTATATGTGATGATTGCAGATTTGAGAATGAGTATAAAGAACTTACCTCTGAGGGATGGTTTGGTATTTTCTTAAACTCAGATAACGAGCAGTTAAGAAAAGACAGACTAATAAAGAGAGATGGGGAATTTCAAGAAGATAGTGATAAACATGTCTCTGAGTTAGATAGTGATAGATTTAAGGATATGCTTTTAAATATTAATTCTTCATGCCCACTACAAGATTTAACTGGAGAAGTTGAAAAGGTTTATCTTATACTTAAACAATTTGCACCGTATTTAAGTAATATCAAATTTGAGGAGTAAAGAAATGTTACAAACACAAACAGAAACATTAGAACAATTATTGAAGAGAATTTCTAAAATTATACAATATTTATCATATTCAATTAATATTAGATGCTATGATCAGAAGGATTTAGTACAGATGATGTATGTAGTAGTTTTAGAAGACCATGAAAAATATCCAGACAAGCCAATTTCTTTTTGGAAAGTTAAATTAAGAAGATATCTACTTAATGTAATACGTAAAGAACATAGAGTAACTTTAATTTCCTTTGACTTGTTAGCAGAAAGATATGGTATTGGTAAGCATTACTATGAATAAATACTTTTATGTCTGTAAGATAACCAGCAACTTAAGTGCCATTGATAATTCAATAGAAGAGTTGTTTTTACTAGAATACATAAAAACTATTCTAACGGAAAATCAATATAAAGTCTTATACTTATATTATATGTACCATTTAACATCTGTAGACATAGCCAAAGAATTAGGTATTACTTATTCAGCAGTGATAAATAGAAAGTATATGGCAAAGAAAAAAATTTTAAAAGGATACTTTAAAAATGTTAAAAGAAGGGAAGGAAAAGAGATTACTTAAAATAAAAAATTTAGTTCTTAAAGGATATAGCCAAACGGAAATTTCAGAGAAGCTTGGACTATCTAGAAGAACTGTAACTTATGATATTGAAACTTTAAATAACAGATATAGTAAAAAGGTTTTAGAAAACTCTGATTATTTAGATAAACAATTATTACATATCTTCTCATTCTTAGACGAGCTAGAGCATATAAAGAAATACATTTGGGATTTAATAGAGAAAAAGCATAAAGTAGTACTTTCAGGAGGAAAGAATAATCCAGATAAAGTTGTAGAGATGGAGTTAAATGTACAGGATAAGTTAAAAGGATTAAATACAATATTAGTAAACTTAGATAAAAGAGCAAAGGTATTAAGATTAATAGCTTCAGATACTAAGTACATACAAAATAATTACATTAGTATTGAGAATATAAGATTAGTTATGAGTAAGGTTGAAAACATAATTGAAACTTTCGTACCTAATGAAAATCAAGAATCAGCTTACTTATTATTAAAAAATATATCCGATATGGGGGAATAATTCATGGTTACTAAGAAGTCCGTAAAACCTAAGAAAAAGGTTAAGAGAACTAAAAAAGTTAAACAATTAAGGCATTTATTTTTATATAAAGAGATTAATCATGATTCAGCAGAAAAGTTTATTAGTCAATTTAAAGATATGGAAGCAGAATCTACAAAAGGACCCATTATAGTTTACTTGTGCTGTCCTGGTGGATCTATTACTTACGGATGGACAATTGTAGATTGTATACTATACGCACAGTGCCCTGTATTTATGGTAGCTTCTGGTGAAGTTGCATCAATGGCTGTTCCAATTTTTGTAGCAGCACACCATAGAATTGTAACTAAACATACTAGATTTATGTTACATCCTGCATGGTGTAGATTTGGAGATTATTTACCAAATTTAGAAACACAATTAGAGAGTGTTAAGACAGATACGAAAATGTACACTGAGTTCTTAGAAGAGAGAACAGATATACCAGCAAGACTCTTAACAAAGAGTGCGAAGTCAGAGGTGTGGATTTCTGTTGAAGATGCAGTAAAGTATAAAATAGCAGACGAGGAAATTTAATGGATTTTAAAGAATATTTAAATGATTTCTGTGATAAAAAACTTGGCAACTTATCTAGTGATTCTATCTGGGAGGAAGAGCCAATATCTCCAGAAGAATTCTTTACTAAGTGGTGTACACCAAAGTTATCAGAAGTTCAGTTAGAAGTATTTAACCAACTATTTCAAGGAAATAAGTGGGATGAGAAATATAGTGAATATTTATTGAAGTGGGGAGAAGGATGTGTTAGTGGGAGTACAATTTTAATAGATGAGGAGACAAAGAAAAAATATACAATTAAAGAGTTAGCACAACAATATAAAAAAATTATTATTAAATCAGTATTTCAAAATCCACAAACAGGGGCATATCAAATTGTTAAAAAGAGAACTGAAGTACCCTTTAAAAAAGGTGAAACTGAATTATTTAAAGTAAAAACTAAATCAGGTAAGGAGATAATTGTTAGTAAGGAACATAAATTCTTGACTAGAGATGGGTGGATTGAGTTAAAGTATTTAAATATAGGTGATAAGATTACTATAAATGAGGCTCCAACGAATGTTATTTCCCCTGAAAAAGAGTTAGAAAGAAGAATAAAAATTTCTAAGAAACTAAAAGGAAAGAAAAAAGATTTAAATCATGCAAAAAATATTAAAAATTCGGATAATAAAGGCAGATTTAAAGAGGGACAACCGCCATGGAATAAGGGAAGGGCAATGAGTTTAGTAGAGAGAATGAAATTATCATTGAAAATGAGAGGTAAAAAAAGAGATAGGAGAAGACATAAACGAAGATTGCATGTTTACTCTAAAGAAATAATATTAAGAAGGGATAAACATTGTAGAATTTGTGGTAGTTTGGACAAATTACATATGCACCATATTGACTATAACCCTAATAATTTTGATTATGTTAACTTAATTATTCTATGTAATTCATGCCATTCTAGAACTAATGGACTACTTAAAAGAAGAACTAAACTAACAGCAATGTTTAGGAGAAAATTTAAAAATGATAAAATTTGAAGAAATAGAATCTATTGAATCAGTAGGTATTAAAGAGTATTATGATGTGGAAGTTCCAGAAACACACAATTATATAGCTCAAGATATAGTTCATCATAATAGTGGAAAGGATTTTTTCGCTAGGAGATTAGTAGTGTACGCAGCATATTTTTTGATGTGTTTAAAGAGTCCACAAGAATATCTTGGAATAGCAGCAGAGGAACCTTTAGATATTATTAATGTTTCTATTAATGGAGACCATGCTAAAAATGTATTTTTTACACCCTTAGTTCGCTTAGTAAAGAAGACTAGAAATCCTAAAACAGGGAAGAATTGGTTTGGAGAAAAGGGTATGGATTTAAGAGATAACAAGGACATACAGACCACAAAGATAATCTTTAGGAAAAATATTACTGCATATGCTAAAAATAGTGAGAGGTACGCTGGAGAAGGACAGAACATTATCTTAGCTATATTTGATGAAGTTGCTGAATTTAAAGTTGATAAGGCTATGCAATTATATAAGAATTTATGGAATACTGCTAATTCTAGGTTTGTAAAAGGGAATAATAAGTTTATCTTTAAGTTGGTACTAATATCTTACCCAAGATCAAAGAATGATTTCATGCAGTATAGGTGGGAGAAATCTTTGAAGGATGAGCATGTTTATAGAAGTGTTAAGGCAACATGGGAAGTTAGACCTGATAGGGTTGAAGAAGACTTTACAGAAGCTTTTAAGAAAGATCCAGAAGGGTCATGGAGAAGGTATGCTTGTAAGTTAGTTGGAGCAGATGCTGATTCATTTATAAAGTACCCAGAAAAGATAGAGGCACATGTAAATAAGGATAGAAAGTCACCATTTATTAATAAGATTTTATATACACCTGATTTGACACAGGAAGCATTAGAGCCATGGTTTAAACCAGGAAATGTAGAGGAGATATCTAAGTTAATTGCATTAAAACCAAATGGGGATTTTAACTTAAAAGAGCTAGGAGCTATACGAAAATTAAAATCTCAGCATAACTCAGCATTGTATTGTATTCATATAGATTTAGCTAAAGGAAAGAATGTAAAAGGTCGTGATTGTGCTGGATTTGCTATGGGACATGCTTTTTTATTATCTCCTAGCGATGAACAAGGTGAATTTGGTGTATATATTGATATGATGATTCAGTTATCTTCACACAATGAAAAGGAAATAAGGTGGAAGAAAATTAGAGAGTTTATATATTTATTAGTTAAAAAAGGATTTCCAATAAAGTTAGTGACTGTTGATGGTTACTCTAATGTAGATTTTAAACAGGATTTAGAAGATCATGAAATTTGTGTAGAAGATTTATCAGTAGATAGAAAGAGAGACCCATATGAAACTTTAAAAGAAAAGATGTATACAAAGACTTTAGATTATTATGATTACCCAGTATTTATAAGGGAATGTAAAGAGTTGGTAGATGTTGACTCAAAGATAGATCATCCTGTAATAAGTAATGAAAGATTAATATTAGAGGGTAGAGAAGAGGGAAGTAAAGATGTAGCGGATTCAGTAGCAGGTGTAGTGTTTAACTGTATTTCGAATAGGGATGAATCATCTACTGGATTTGTTGGAACTGATTATGAGGACGAAGAAGATATTGACGAAGACGGTATATTTTAATGGAGGAAGAAAATGAAAATTTTTAATTGGCTAATAAAAAATAAACAAGAATTACCAAAGGCAGAAAAACAGAAACGTAGTGAAATTGATGAATCTTATGTAACTTCACTAACATCAGAGGGGTATGCTAATAAATATATGGAAGTTAGCGGTTTAACATATGAGGATATGTGGTTACTTTATGTTAAAAATGAGACAGTAAGGGCTTCAGTTGATAAGATTGTTAAAGAGACTGTTACTTATCAATTGGACGTAATTCCAATAGACCCATTGAAAGAAGTGGATAAAGATAAAGATATGCAAGATAGAATAGAACAAGTAAAACAATTATTAGCCAATCCAAATAATAAAGTAGAATCTTTTACAGAGTTAAGAAGAAAATATTTAAGGGACTTACTAGTTTATGATGCAGCAGGATTAGAGATTGTTTATGATACTAGTGATACAGTTAAAGATATTGGTACAAAATTACAAGAATTAAGAAAGGAAATTAAAAATTTAGTTTTACGTAAGCAAGTAGAAGAAAAGAAAATAATGTTTTCCTCTCCAGAAAAAATAACTAAATATGAAAAAGAGATAGAAGAAAAGGTAAAAAAATTATTACATTACAAAAAAGCATTTACTAGTAAACAAGAAAAGATTGGAGAGTCTGGAATACCAGTAGAAATTTATGATGTAGATGGAAGTAGAATAAGATTAAGAGTAGATACTTATGGAAACTTTATAGATGAGGATGAAGCATATGTATTTCTTCCTAAAGAGGATACCAAGGTATCTAATCCAACATTTTCTACTAAAGAACTAATTTATATGGTAGCTAATCCAGTAGCAGGAAGAGTATATGGATTAAGTCCATTGGAAACATTATACTTAATTACTGAATCAGCTATAGCAAGTAAGAAATTAAATAAAGATAGAATAAATAATGATGGTATGATATCTGGAATCTTATCAGTACCAGGATTACCAAAATCAAAATTAAGAAAGCTATTTAATTACTGGACTAATGAAAGAAGGGAAGCAGGAAATAGATTATTAATAACCGGTAAAAAAGACTTATCATTTACTCCAATGTCTAACACACCAAAAGATATGGAATTTATGGAATACTTAAAATGGTGTACATCCCAGATTATGCAAGTGTATGGTATGCAACCTGTAGTTTTAGGAATTATAGATGGAACTACTGGAAAATTAAATAGTAAAGAACAGAGAAGACAATACTTTCAAGATGCTATTGCACCATTACTTGATCTTGAGTCTTATAAACTAACAGATGTATTAGTTCATAAGGGATTTGGATTTGATGATTTAAAAATAGTTCACGTAACACCTAAAAAGGCATTAGATGAAACAAATGCTATGATAGGAGAAACACTCGCAAAGTTAGAGTTTACTAAAAATGAAATAAGGGGATATCTTGGATATGATGCACTTGAAGAAGGTGGGAATGAACCTGTTGGATCGGTAAATCAATTACCACAACAACAAGATTCTTTTGAATTGAATTCTATTAAAGAAAGATTAAATAATATGATAGAGGAGTTTTAATGTCAACTAAATTATATGAACTATTAAAAACTGAATACTTATTAGATACATATTCTGATGAATTGAATATACCTGGTAATAGGGATTTATTCTCTTCACTACTGTGTAAAAAGAAACAATTTTTAATTAATGATTCAGTAGCTAATAATAAACTAGAAAAGCAAACCAGAAGATTTCTAAGAAAACATATTTTAGTTGCACAAAAAATAATACTATTAGATGAAGAAGTTGTGAAAAAGTCTGTAGTTACTAAGTTAATGTCAGCAGATGATGCAATACAATTTGATGAATTATTTGAGGCACAAAGAAATACAATAATAGTACGTGCTGAAAAGAGAATATGGATGGACTCTGTAGGAATTTCTTATGGGCAAGGTGCTGAAACTGCTGTGAATAATGTTGGATTATATAGAACAACTGTTGACTGGGAAAAATACAGACAAACAGCTACATATAGAAAGTATTACTTTGACAATTTAAAATACATATCTGATGATTTATCTAATCAAATTAGAGCTAATGTTTCACTTGGTATAGTAGAGGGATTAAATCCAAGAGACATTGCGAAAAGTTTAAGAAAACTTATAAAAACACCTAAGCAAGTAATAGTCCCACCCAAAATAATAGATGGGAAAATTATTAGAAGGGGGTATAAATATACAATTCCAATTAAAAAATATTCAGAAATGGTAGCAAGGACAGAAACTAATAGGGCTTTAAATAGTTCTAGATTATCCATGTATGATAGGTTAGGGGTACAACAGGTCGAGTGGATTTCAGCTGGTGATCAGAGAGTTTGTCCAGATTGTGATAATTTAGATGGTCAAATATTTGATATAGACCAAGTACCAGAGCTTCCCCAACATGTTAGCTGTTTTATAGAGGGTACTGAGGTATTAACGGAAGAAGGGTGGAAAGAATTTAAGAAGTTACTTCCAAAAGATAAAATTTTTAGTTTAAATCCAGATACATTTCAACCATATTATCAACCATATTCTAAGTACATAGAATATGAGTTTAAGGGAAACATGTATAGAATGAAATCAAATATTATGGATTTAATAGTTACTCCAGATCACATGAACTTTGTAGGTACTAGACCAGACCAGTATGATAGATCTAAAAAGGTTTATAAGTTAGAAAAAATGAAAGATATGTCGGGTGTAAGATACATACCATCTTTTTCAAAATATAAAGGTAGTAGAATAGAAACAATTACTATAGGCGATAAAACAATTAATATGGAGTTATTCGTAAAATTTATGGGATATTATTTATCAGAGGGTAGTGTAACACGGACACTTAGAAAAAATGGTTCTAAACGAAATCAAATTAAGATTTCTCAAAAAGATCCTAGAGAGATATATGAAGATATTAAAGACTTACCATATAATCTATTTCTTGGAAAAGAGCAAATAGCATTTAATGACAAGGATTTAGCAATATATTTGGAACAATTTGGGAAGTCAGCTAATAAATATGTAGATTCTAAAATTAAAAATTTGAGTATTGATTATATAGAGATTTTTCTAAAAGCATTTTGTTATGGAGATGGAAGTATAACTAGAAATAAATCTTTTGATGGGTATGAAGGTAAGTTACGCAGAACGTACTATACATCTTCTACTAGGCTTATGGCTGATCTTTGTGAGTTAATAGTTAAATGTGGGAAATCACCCTCTACATTTAGAAAAAAGATCAAAGGAACTTGGCAAACATTCAAAAATGGAACATATCAAATTAATAATGACGTTTATTCAATATTTGAAAATGAACATAAGAATAAGACAGTAAAGAAAAAAAATGTTTCTTTATATCCTTATGATGGAAAAGTATATGATGTAGAATTACCTAAAGATCATATTTTATTAGTTAAGTATAATGGAAAAATTTGTTGGTCAGGTAATTGTAGATGTACCACTGTTAGTCATGGAATAGTTAATAGAATTTTACCACAAAATTACAATACAACAGCAGGTCAAGACTTATTTGCTAGTAGTTTTATAAGACCTTTAGTAAAGTATACAGGAAGTCAAAATGGAATAAAGTTGTTTAAAAAAGATATTAGTAGTTTTAAAAGAAGTTATAAAGCTTTATCTAGTGCAGAACAAAGGGTAGTAAGAAATGAAGCAGTAATGTCATTTAGAAGATTGGGATTTACTCCACAGTACAATAAGAAAAAGTTAGATGATATAGCTGATTTAGTTAGGCAGTCTAAACATATAGGAGTTTTACAACAGAAAGCACCTAAATTTTATACCGACTTATCTAATTCAATAGGAAAGTTAGCAAGTAGAAGAGTTAAAATTGGGAGTATAGCTGATAGGGCTTCACATATAAACGCACTTGGAAGTAATTTAAGGATACCAGCCTTAACAAAATATCAATTTGGAGGAAGTATAAATTGTATTAGGTCAGGTGGAAAACCTGTTAGTATAAATAAGCAATTTATCAGGGTAAAAAGTTCTAAGAAGGTTTTACAACTGTTAAGTAATTATAATAGTGATTCTAGTATTAGACGAATGCTTGAAATGTATGATAATACACTTACTCACGAGTTAGGACATGCTTATTTTGGAAATGTAGTAAGACCTGATTTAGAGTTATCGACTAAATGGATATCTTCTGTAAGGGATACTGGTGCATTAACTGTAACTAAATATGAACAAACTTATTTAGCTAATAAAGTATCTTCTTCATTAAGGTATGATGAAGCATTTGCTGAAACATTAGTTACTAAAATAAAAACACCAACTAAGTTAAAGAAAAGGTTTATACAAAGAAATAGCTTTATGGATGAAATACTATTTAAGAATTAGAAAGGAGAATAATATGTTTACAAGTATACTAACTTTAGGAGAGAATACAGCAACTGTTATTCATACTAATGATAGGATTAGTTCTGTAGTATCTGAGAATATGGATTTTAAAAACTTTATATTAAACAAATTTAAGTTATTTAAACCTGAATTTTCAGAGTTAGGAGAAGCAGCAGTACAGAAAGATGGGCTAATTATACAAACTCATGGAATACAAATTGAATCTAATATATGGGATTTCCTTTTTGAATTACGTGATTTATATAATTTTGATATAGATAGTGAATTTGTTTAAAATTTGATAAAAGGAGGCACATTATGGAACTGTTTAATTGGGTAGAAATTCTACAAGAAGTTATCACAAAGTTAGCTCCAATTTTAATTACTATGGTTTTAACTCCAGCTATAATTTTGTTAGGTGGGTTATTAAATACTCTGATTAAGAAAATTAAAAATGACTTAGTAAGAAATTTAGTATTTAGTGCAGTTGGATTTGTAGAAAAGACAGTAGCGGATTTAAAAGGACAGCACAAATTTAAAGCAGCTTTTGAAAGAGCTTCTAAGTTATTAGCAAAGTATCATATTAAAGTAGATGCAGAAGAATTAGAAACTGTTATTGAAGATGCTGTACAGAAGTTATCTAAAGAGTCTGGTAAAGACTTAAAAAACTAGTAAGCTCCATTGGTAGTATTGGTATAGGTACGTTAAAATCTATTGTTGATGGAGACTTAAGACTTTCTTTAATTGATAAAATGCCAGATACTATGTATATAGATGATAGAGGGCATTATAAGAGAAAGGGTGAAAAATTGAAGTGGGGGATAAAAATAAATTGGAAATTTTAAAAGAACAGTTGAAAATATTATATTTACAAAAGAAGCAATCTACTAGAGATATTGGAAAATTATTACAAAATATATTGTTGATGTAGTAACTAAAAAATAACTGGAAAATGGTAGGAGGGTTATATGGGCTTTTTTGAGTCAGTAACTAGTAAAAATACTATTGGAGTTTGTATTATAGGTGGAATAGGAGATACTATTTTTGCACTGTATCTTTGTTCAGCTATCAGAAGAAAATACCCAGACTCATGTATAACCCTTTTTACTAGAGATAAAATACCATTTTTCTATTCCCACAGAGATGTAGATATATTCCAGTCAGTAGGGAGAATTTCACAATACAAAATAGTAAATAAGTTTAAGAATAACTTTAAAAGATTTTATGATATAAGATTTGTTACTGGAGTATACAAAGATGGAAAGTTAGTAAACAAATGCTTTATTGATAATTATGGTAAATATTATTATGACATGTTTAAATATTTACCAGAGAGAAATGAGAATTTATTAAAGCTTATGTACAAGACAGCAGGAGTAGATTTTAGTAAGTCTGATTTTGATTTAGATTACTTAATATTAAACAACAAATTAGAGAGAGTTCTAAATTATCCATATGTAGTAGTACATAATGCTTATGACAAGTACAGAAAGACTAAAGCATGGCATTTAAACAAATGGAATAAGTTAGTACCTTATTTAAATGAGCATGTTAAAGTAATACAAGTAGGATTAAAGAGTGAGTTTAGAATAGATGGGGCTATAGATTTATGTGGTAAATTAACATTAGAGGAAACGGCATCCGTAATAAAAGGTGCTAAGTTATTAATAGATACTGAGGGGGGTTTAGTACATTTGGCTAATAGTGTAGATACTAGAGCAGTGGTATTATTTGGACCAACGAAGATTTCAAATTATGCTTATGAAGATAACGTTAATATTGGTAGTGGTAAGGAGTGTTCAGGATGTTGGTATGCAACTAAGGATTGGTATAAAAAGTGTCATATAACTGGAAATGGGGTATGTTCATCTATAAATAAAATTTCTTATAAACTTGTATTAAAAGAGACATTAAATTATTTAAATATAAGATAAAATGATAGTATTATGTGTCTATATACTTAGGAGATATTATGCAAAAATGCGATATTGTTGTGTTAGGTGACTTTATGTTGGATGAATCTCTTAATGTAAATCCTAGAAAATTATCATCTGAGGCTCCAGTTTTGATAGTTGATAAGATTAAATCAGAATATCATTGTGGTGGAGCATCTAATGTAGTACTAAATCTGAAAAAATTAGGTCTTAATGTGATTCCAGTTGGTGTTGTGGGTTATGGTGAATACTCTAACAAATTATTAGATTTACTAGAAGGTGAAGATATTCCAGTAAGACATTTAATTTACTCAGATAGACCAACAATTGTTAAGACTAGAATAATAGCGGATAATCAACAATTATTACGGATAGACATAGAGGATAAATCTAATTATGAAGATGAGTTACAAGAGAAAGTCATTAAGAGATTGCAAAAAATAGATTTTAAGTATTGTGTTATATCTGACTAATTAAAAGGTGCTATAACAAAAAAGTTAGTAGACTATCTAGTCAAGAATAATAAGTTTTTAATAATTAATGGAAAGCCTGAAAACATACAGTTATATAAAAAGGCAAAGATTTTAACATTAAATAAAGAAGAGTTTTCTAAATTAGTAATATATAAAGTAAAAACAGTTATAGAAACTGTAGGGGAGAAGGGATGTATTATTCATGAAGGTTCAACAAGTGTATTGCATGAAGGATTTAAAGTAAATAATGTAAAAGATGTAACAGGTGCTGGTGATACCTTTCTATCTACATTAGTTAAATCAATATTTACTGGTGATATATTAGGTGTTGCAGTAGAGAAAGCAAATAAGTTAGCAAGTTTGGCAGTATCTAAATATGGTACATACGCAGTTACTGAGAAAGATTATAACAATATTAAATTATAGAGGCTAATATAAGATGAAACTAAAACCACAGAAAACAGGATTATTTCAAACAGAAGCAGATGCTAGATATTTCCAATTAGATTCAGATAATGGAGGTCACGCATTAGTTATTAACACTATTGAAATAGTAGGAATAGATGGACAAGTAAATAAATCTGCTGTAGAAGATTCTGGAAATTGGGATACAGCATATAGTGCTAGTCATACTCAAGGAACTGATACGGCACTTGGTACAATGTCAGAAGATATAAATATGAATAATAGTTATCAGATCGTTAATTTACAAGCACCAGCATCTAATGGAGACGCTATAAGAGCTACAGCTAAGATAACGGAAGTTAATATGGAAGCAGCACATGATCATGTTGGAGATAATTCACAAGCACATACGGATTATTTAATTAATAATGGAGATGATATTACTTCTGGAAGTGTTACTTT